TTATCTTTTCCATCTTGAACACCTATCAAAAAACCCAGTAAAATCAAGGCTTTGAAGGTGTTCAAGATAACAATTTCATCTTGTACACATCTTGTACAAACTTGAACTTTTTTACAATGTCACATCTTTTGGAACCGCCATAGCTGGTTGTGGTTCTGGTTTCAGTTTAGCATTCAGTGCCTTGTTCCATTTGGTAAACCCTGAAGAACCGCCCTGTTGCTGATTTAGGACAATAGCCTTTTGCTGTCCATTCGATTCATAACGGATCACATACATACACTTGGTGACTTTCTTCTTCCCGGCGGTCATAGCCCCGACAATCGCGCCCTTGGTGCCAAATAGGAGATCACCAACAATAGCGCGGGCAATCGCTGATTCATCTTTTTCACTTTGAAACAGCTCGTTCTTGGCGGATATGATCTTTTCAATTGGGAGATGAATTGTTGACTGGTTCTTGAATGCTCTTGGAGTAAACACAATTTCTGTATCTGTCAGCATGAGCGATAGCGCCCAACCTTCATGATACTGATCAATACCGGCAAGATGTGTCATAAACAATTCGTTTTTCTTTGGAAACAGCAACCCCATAATCTCACCGCCTTTTACTTAATATCAGACTGGAAGGCAACGGCCTTACCAAGGACTGTCACATGATTGAGTTCTTCACCAACATACACCAGCGGTTCGAATTGTGGATTTTCAGCTTGAAGAACAAGTTTGTTTGATTCCGGGTAATAATAAAATCGTTTCAATGTGACTTCATTATCAATCAGCACGGCGGCAATTTCGCCGTTATCAACCATCTCTTGTTTCCGAATGAACACAATATCCCCGTTGTGGATTCGGGCGTTAATCATACTGTCACCCTTTGCCCTGACACAATAATCACACTTGACTTTTGCGCCCACTTCAACATACGCTTCAAATTCTTCATTGGCTTCAATCGGTTTTCCGCAAGCTATAGCCCCAATAAGCGGAACACGTTGTGTGGTGATGGCACTGATTCGATCAGGAACATTCCGTTCCATTGGCACGTCAAACCCCATCAACCACGCTTCCGAAACATTCAGGCCGTGCGCCAGAACTGTCAGCTTTTCTCTTCCGGGTTCTGATTCACCGGTCAGATAGTAATGAATATCATTCTTCCTAAGTTTGATCCCGTATTCTTCAGCGTATGGAAGGCATTTATTCAGAATATCCACTTGTTTATATCCGTTTACGTCCATGAGATAGCGCAATCGCTGGGCTGTATTGGACTTCATGGCAATTCCCACCTTTCTGTATTAGTTGAATCCTAACTTTCAACTTATCTGTACTATATCACAGCATGAAAATAAATTCAATAAAATTGAACATAAGTTATTGACAAGTTAACTTCAAAGGCGTATCTTATAAGCATGAAGTTCATCAGTAATGAACTTAACCAAATTGAAAGCCGTTTGCAGACGGTCAGCCAGAAAGGATGAATAACATGAAATACAAAATGATGGGACATTGGGATGTGTACAACATTCGGAAGATGTGCATTCAGCATGAGTTCTATACATGCGGAACAGAAAAGCAGTATTTAAACATGATGAATTACGTGGAAACACACGAACCTACAACAGAAGCCATCGAGCATGTCGCTAAAGATATTATCAACCACAGTTCTGTTGAAGATGATTTTTCAATCAATTACATGATGTACATCATAGCAAATGAAGTCGTGAAGTTCTTCTTTGTTGAACAGTGAGGGGGGATTAGAATGGCAGGTATCAGAAAGTATTTTGTCAAAGAAAGTTGGATTTTCAATCTGGAATCCATGGATGACAAATTGCATTGTATCAAGTATGACTTGGAAGATGAAAAGATTAGTTTTCCGCTTACAATTGCGGGAACTGAGATAACAGATTTTGATGATCTGGATGATCTCATCAATGAATGCGAAACACTTCAATGGGCGGCAAAGTCCGGTAAAGTTACCGGAAAAGAATTCGGGAGAATAAAAGAAATTGTAAATTGGAGAGTTGAACAAAGATATTTTCGGTGTATCGCAAACGGAATGAAAGAAAAGGACGCTGGGGCGTGCTTTTCTGATTTATAAATTTTTTTGAAGTCCCCGGCACAAAAGCCGGGGATTTGTTTTGTATGAAGGTTCATTGTAAATGAAATTTAATTCAATAAAAATGAATTTATCTATTGACACCGCATTGTCGCAGTCGTAAGATAAGAGCATGAAGTTCATTAATAGTGAACTTCACCTTTGCAAAGGTAATCGAAAGGATGGATGACGAAATGGCACAGAGTTTGAAACCAGTGATTGATAAGCTGGAAGATATTTTTGATAAAGCCAACACCTATTTCTATCATGGAAATCTGAAAAGACCGGTCATCACAGTTTCGCCGGATACTGCAAACGCTTATGGATGGTGTACAGCTTGGAAGGCATGGGCTGACAAGGAAGATGCCAAAATTGACGAAGGGTATTATGAAATTAACATTTGCTCTGAATACCTTTCAAGACCAATTGAACAGGTTATTGGCACACTGCTTCATGAAATGGTTCATCTTTACAATCTTCAGGAAGGCATTCAGGACACAAGCCGTGGCGGAAAGTACCACAACAAGAAATTCAAGGCTGTTGCTGAAGCTCATGGGCTTACGATTGAAAAAGATGAAAAGTATGGATGGACAAAAACAAGCCTGAATGAAGATGGGGAGAAGTTTCTTCAATCCCTTGGTGATTTTAAGTTTGATCTGTTCCGAAAGAAGATTCCGAAAATCGGAAAAGCCGCAAGTAAGCAATCCAGCCGGAAGTATGTGTGTCCGATGTGTGGCGCAATCATCCGGGCAACCAAAGAAGTGCATGTGATCTGTGCTGACTGCAATGAAGAATTTGAAGAAGATGTGTGAAAGGTGGTGAGCAAGTGTCAAAATCATATGGCCAGATGGTAAGCCTTGATGTCGCTATTCAGTGGGCGCAATCCATGCCTGATAGCGCAGACAAGCAACACAGTATAAACCGGATGCGCTACGAAAGGGACAAGGCAGTTCCTGTCACACCAAAATTTCATAAAGGCATGTATGGCCACAAATACGACACTTATACATGCGGGAATTGCGGTACACGGATCACAGAAGCGTGGTGGCGATACTGCCCGAATTGCGGTTTTGCCATTAAAAAATAACAGAAAGGGGTGAATGGTATATGGCTTATGAGTATAGGAAACTGATTGGAAGAATCATTGAGGTTTGCGGAACCCGTGCAGAATTTGCAAAGCAGATGGGGCTTTCCGAAAGAACAATATCCATGAAGCTGAATGGGAAGATTGATTGGAAGCAATCGGAAATCCTGAAGGCCGTGGAAATTCTTGGAATTGATGATTCCGAAATTCAGGAATATTTTTTTACACTGAAAGTTCATTGACAATGAACTTTCAAGAAAGGATGAGTGTCAATGTTTGCAGACAATATGAAAAAACAGATGGCTGTCCACGGAATTACACAGTCCGAACTTGCCAAGATGACAGGAATCGGGCGTTCTTCCATCAGCCAGTATCTTTCAGGTAAGAACGAACCCACGGATGAAAGGAAAAGCGTTATTGCTGAAGCCATAGGATGCCGGGTGGTTGATCTGGATGCCACGGAAACAACATCATTTCCAGTTGATACAGATTCCAAGATGAAGCGTCTTAGCGTGGATCAGGCAGCAAGGATGCTTGGAATGAATCATGAAACGGTCAGGAAGGGATTACGTCAAGGCGTTTTCCCGTGGGGCTATGCAATCAAGACTTCAGAAAATCATTGGGTTTATTTCATCAATGCTAAGAAGTTTGCAGAAATTGAAGGAATTGCAGTTTGAGAAAGGCGGTTTGTTTTATGGCTGAAGTAAAAGGTTTCAAAGTGTTCAACCCTGATTGGACTTGTAGAAACAAACAATACACTTGCCCCGGTAAGTTTGAAGAAGATGTTACACCGATGATGTGTAACACCGGAATGCACTTTTGCCGCCGTGCGACTGATTGCTTCAATTATTACAAGTTTAACCCTGAAAACCATGTTGCTGAAGTAATCGCTTACGGTGACATTGCTGAAAATGGTGATAAGACCTGCACGAACAAACTTGAAATAGTGCGTGAAATCCCTTGGACTGAAGTTCTTGAAATCGTGAACATGGGGAAATCGTGTACCGGTCTTTGCAACAGCGGCGATTGGAACAGCGGCAACCGGAACAGCGGCAACCGGAACAGCGGCGATTGCAACAGCGGCAACCGGAACAGCGGCGATTGGAACAGCGGCAACCGGAACA